ACCTTAAATGTCATCAAGGCTTTTGTTACTCCAGGCAACGTTTCAGCTAAAGAACTAAAGCCGTTGTTTAATGCGGCTGTAGCGTTAAGTCCAGTATTGTATCCACCTACTAAGCCTTGCTCTGTGGCTGCAAGCTTGCGGTTTTCACTAGACTGATAGTTAAAGTTAGAACGAGTAGGGCTGCTCTTGTCTACACCCATAACATCTAGAATCTTGTTTGGATCTTTACTGGTCATTGCTTTATTAAACTTAGATGCGCTACCTGCACTAGCACGAGCTAGAATACCCGCGCTTAACGCCTGCTGTAGGTTTGCGTCCCCACCAGTTAATGTTTGAAGAGTAGCATAGCCTTTAGAACCAGGGTTTAAGATAAGTGCTGCTTGTTCCTTTGTGATTTTTTGACCACGGAACATAAAGTTGTATACTTCATTGATAAGCTGATTCATAGGGCGTAAATTGCCCTTGTCATCACGAAGTCGAATTCCGCCTCGTAAGAAGCCCATTCCGTTTGCGCCAGCAATACTTGCAGCTACTTGTTCGTTAGTACCGCCAGTAAGCGCACTCATTGAGCCGAGTTGACTCATGATGTTCTTAGAGCTTACAGAACTAGCACTGTACCCGCCGCCGTACATAAGCGTAGCCTGTGCCATAGTTGGGCCCATAGCGCTTGTAGCGCCACCGCCTACTTGACGATTAGCCTGAAGTATAGCTCTGCGAGAACTCATGCCGCTTAGACCGGCGTAAGAGTCTGCGCCTAGTCTCTGTGTTACAGCAGCCATTGTATTTGGTGCCATACCCATAGCTGCAGAGCCAACAGCCATTACAGCCATGCCTGCATAACCCGCAGCACGTTTAATAGGGCTTAGGCCAATACGCCCTGAGCCTACCTTATCAGAGTCTTCTGAGACTTTGATCTTTCCGGCTTCTTTGTTAGCATCCTTTATATCTTTAAGGATGCCCTCAGTATACTTCTTTACTTCTTTAAAGCCCTTTAGTAAGTTTTTAGGGATGCTGTTTACATCGATGTCTTCGCCAGTTACAGAGGTGCCCTTTGCCTCATCTGACGCGCCAACCATGCTTTGCGCACCTGCCATTTAACTCACCGCCTTAAATTGTTAGCTGACATTTTGAGCCAGTTAATTCTTTCAGAATAAGTAAGAGTTTTAATCTCACTTAGCGTCCATCCCGGATGAAGACTGCTTAGGGTGTAGTACGTCTCCATAAGAGTTTCATAGTCCGTTTTCTCAAAACAAATCCGCTAAGGTTAGCGGTAGCGGCACCTCCTGGCCGCAAGAAGCACATGGCTTCTTTAGCTCACTAAGCTGTGGGCCTGGGTTACGTTTTGTAATCTCATCTACAAGTGTTCTACGATCTTTAATAGTTAGTTTTCTAACTTGATCCGCCGACATAATCGGCGTATCATTAATAGAGATAATGCACTTTCGTAGAAGAATAGTGTCTAGCTCTGCTGAGGTCTTAGAAGCCCCGCTTACTAGTTCTCTCTGAGTTGCCCCATTAGGCAAAGCTACCAATACATCACCTAAAGAAGTAGGGAGTGTGAACTCTCTATCTCCCTCTAGCTTTTTCATTGGTACGTCCTTATCTAGGTTTACATCAAATACCTGTTGCGTTTCGCACTTAGGGCAAGCACCTGGTCCAAGTTTAATATCAGAGCCGAAGGTGATCTTTCTAATTGCTAGCAAAAGCATTTCACGATCTCCGGCTAACATAAGATCTAGGATCTCTTTGTTAGCAGGGCTATTACCAATCTTTACTGTGCCACGATCTAAGATCTCTAATAGAGCTTTTCCAGTATCAGTTATCTTAGAGATAGCTTCCTCATCCACTCCGTTAAGTTCTCTAATCTCTGCTGTCATAGCTACTCCTTCAAATGGATCATAAAATCCACCAAGTAGTTCTACCTCTGTAGCAGAAGGCAACGTTAGAGGTTCTTTTTGAACCTGGACAGTTGCCTCCTGCTCAGCAAGAGATATGGCATCAGAAACAGCTTTGTTTGCTAATGCTGGATTAGTTGACGCATTTATAGTCGAATCTGTAGTCATATTTTATCCTTTTGTTATATTAGTTATACCGAGAATGTGCTCTTAGCAGATTGATCTTTAGTGTACCCAGTTCCGTAAATAACTTCAAAACCTTCGTGTACCAGTGTCATCTCTTCTACAAGAGCGGTGTTCGCACCTGCGTCAAGACTACCATAGGTAAGGTTTGTGATCCAAGCGTTATACACTCGGAAGCGAAGAGATGTGTGCTGGTCAAGGATACTAGACTGTGGTGCAGTCGAATCTGATCCGGCCCAAGCACCTGGGTTTGGATGTGATAGTACCTGAATGTCTAGCTGGCAGCGGAAATCTAATCCGGCACCGCTAGCTCCTTCAGTTCCTTGCTTTGGGGTGATGATTTGGAATAAGCGCTTCATCCATAGTGAGTTCTCATGCTTTCCTAGCATTACGCCCTTTGATAATGTAATAGGAGTAAATGAAGATTGGCCTGGGAACTGATGGAAGTTAGTGTTGTAGCCACCTTCGCGGTATGCGATAGGTTCAGTTGTTACGCTTAAACCTGAAAGTGATACGAAACCAAGTTTTCCAAAGTTAGCGCCCCAAGTACCTGTACTACCTGCAGCAGGCTTATCATTAGGGGTGATGGTAACAATGAAACGAAAATTACGGACTGGGTCAGTAATTAAGTGTGATAGGGGATTTACAACTGCGGTGTCTGCCGCATTTGTTGTTGCTGGGGGGGTTGCCATTTATATTTTCTCCTTAAGCCGTAGCGGAACCGGTAAGTTGTCCAAGCTTAATGACAACGAACTCTGTAGGGTATTGAAGAGCAACGCCAACCTCAATGTTAATTCGGCCGGCTTGAATATCGGCAAAAGGAGTGGTTGTGCTATCGCACTTTACGTAAAATGCCTGTGCTGGGTTAGCGCCACGAAGACCGCCTGCTTGCCAGTACATGCGCAAGAAATTAGAGATCGATGTGCGTAGGCTTAGCCATAGGCGTTCATCGTTGTTTTCAAACACTGCAAAAGCGCTACGTTCAGATAGCTCTTTTTCAATGTAGATAAGTGAACGACGAATATTGATGTAGCGATTTTCTGGGGTATTGTCCATTGTACGGCCACCCATAATTACAAGACCATTACCTGGTACTTGACGAATCGCATTAAGAGGGGTGATGGTTGTGTTGATGTCGTCAAGCTCTGCATTAGTGAATTGGTGCTCTGTAGCCACAGATAAAGCAATTCGGTTGTTATATCCGGCAGGAGTCTTAAAGACACCGCGAGATGCGTCAGTAGCTAGATACTGACCAACTACAGAAGCTCCTGGAGCCTGAAGGCGTAGAGTGCCTTGAGCTTTAGTTGTATCTGGGATGTAGAACCAAGGATAGTAAGCTGCTACGTTTCCACCTGTAGAGGTAGCCGCGTAGATTGCTTTGATATCGCTAGCTTGAGTTTTTGCATCAGCAACGTTCAGTCCTGAAGGAGTATCAACAACTGCAAACACGTCTGTACGAGAAGATGCGTAAACTACTACATCTCCAGCAAGCTGTCCTGATAGTTCATCAGTAGATGCATATGCGGCATCTGGGTTGTACGCAACGAGAGGATTATCGATTGGGTCAAATAGAGTCCACGCAGTCTGATAAGCAGAACGAGCAGGCGCAGAGCCATTAGCTCCGCCGCTTAGTGCGGTTACTGATCCACCAAGTGCTGGAGTTACTTCTTCGTCTACGCCCGAGATACGGATATACGCTGATGAAGAGTTGATTACAGAAAGAACATAGTTACGGTCTGTAGGATCCATGCTTAGGTCAGTAAATTGTTCTACTGGATTTGATAAAGCGTTACCAAAGATTGTTGGTGCGCCGTAAACGATAAGTCCAAAGCGTGCTGCGCTTCCCGCAACTACAAGCTTTACGCCGTAGCTTGAGGACCATGCGCCAGCTGAAGATGCGGTTACTGTAAACGCATTATTAGCTGGGTCATCACCATCAGTGATAGTTACTGTACCAGCGGCTGCTCCAGAGCCTAGAACACGCTGTACGTATATATTGCGGCCACCATTTGCAAAAAAGTTATAGGCAGCCCATGTTGTTGGGTAAGCGTCATTTAATCCGCCGAAAGTCTTAACAAAATCTGTCCAGCCAGTTAAAAGAACAGGTGCAGCTGAGGGACCTTTTGGCAAAGTACCTACAAATGCGCCAACTGAAGTTCCGTTATCTGGAACGACTACTGACTGAGGAAGTGCGACTTCTTGGATAAAGACGCCGGGGCGACTGTATGTTGCCATTCCGGTATTCTCCTTAGGGTTAGGTTATTTTCTTTAGTGTCGGTATTATACGATGATTTGTGTAAAAGGCGTGTCTTGTGACGTAAACGTGATTGTAGGGGATTCTTCAACTTGGTAGAGCTGTACAAATTCGCTCTGAAAGATTTCAGCGCTTACTCGTATGGTATATGCATTGCTGAAAAGACGTTTGTCGTTTTCAGTTCTGTCATTTTTTTGAAACCCTAGCATATCAAGTCGGCGGATTGTTCCGTCTTCTTCGATAGGCAAGGATCCAAATCTAAGTGGTAGTCTACCATTAGTGTAGAGGGCAGACATAATCTGACGATCATGTCTAGGTTGGCGAGCCCAAGTAGTAATCTGGTAAACAAGATCTACGGGAATTGGGTAGTCTACTCCTATAGATATGTCGGGATCTTCGCCCTCTGGGATGTAAGGGATGTCATCCAAGTAGCCACGGTGTGCACGAGAGGTGTCCTCTGTGACCGAGATTAGATCAATAGTGATATAAGGATAGGCTTGGGCACGAATTTCTTTGTCAGGCTGTCCGTAGAATACTCCTACTGGACGAGTGGCGTTTCCGCTATCAGCGACAGTAATGCCACTGAGAATTGTCTTTAGCGCCTTATCCTCATTTAAAATAAATGGCATGGTTAGGCCTCTTCCATGTAAGTCTTACGGAAGGTTCTAACGGCAGGTGAGATTGGTACATCAGTGGTGCCGTATTCCAGCATGTTGATCTCGTCTGCAAACTTACCTGGGTGCATAATCTTCTGGTCTTCAGGGTTGTCAGAGACAGATAAGGAACTAGACAGTGCTTGCGGCCAGCCATAAGAATCGGCATGCTTACGCAAGATCTTTGTATGTAGTGCGGCAGACTTTGTAATACCTTGCCGAATGGAGAGGTTAATTAAAGAGTTTAGATTACTTGCCACGCTTGAGCCAATTCGCTAGCATGTATGTGGCGACTCCAGTGGCTAATGCTTTTTTTCCACCGTTGTTGCTCAAACCTACTGCTCCACGAACAAACTCTTGTTTATCGGCATCCGTCTCTTCACGGAGTATCCGCTTAGCTAAGAAAATCATAAATTCCTCCATATGAGGCGCAAGGTAGAGCTGCAGGGTTCCGGATTACTCCGGCGTTATATACAAGAATAAACGAAAAAGCCCCCTTGCGGGGGCTAAATCATTACTTCTTTTTAATCTTCTTAATGATCTTCTTGTCCATCTTGGCATCGTCTTCTTGAGACTTAGGCTTACGATGCTTTTTGTCCGCCTTCTTAAAAGCCGCCATTTCCTTAGGACTCATGCCCTTGGTGTCTTTGGCGTCTTGCTTCTTATCAGACTTCTCTGTGTACTTAGACATTACATGCCCTTCTTTCGTACTACGTTGGTTTTCTTAGCCTTACCTTTTGAGTCAGACTTCTTGTCGTACTTCTTGTTGGCAGCGGCCAGGGTGGTCTTGCCGTGCTTGTCTTTAGGCTTACCGCAGCCACAGGTAGCGCACATTATTTCTTACCTTTCGTATGAGGGTTCTTTTTCTTTGGGTTACGAAGAGCTTCGGCGTTCTTACGAAGGGCGGGGGTATCTCGAAGAGGCTTTACGTTCTGGGTATCCACATCGTCTGGGACGCCGCTTGTCTCTACAGACTTAGTAATATCAGTATGGTTCTGAATTCCTACACGCGCCTTAGGGCGGTCGCCTTCTCGGCGGTATACATAGCTCATATGGGTTCCTTTGTTATATGTGTATAGTCTACAGGGTAGTTGGATCAAATGGGTTGTAACCAGCATAGTGCTGGAACTGCGGATCATTGACCAGCTCTTCAGCATTTACTTGGGCACAGTCGATATGGAGGACTGTAAATTTATCGGTTATTAGGCCCAGAGGCATAATGCGATTAGGGGTCCAAACTTGATTTCGGTACACAACCCGGTCTCTAAGATAGGCGTCTGGGTTATCTTCCATCATAGTTAGGTTAGGGTAGGTAGCTGCGCTCTTCCCGAGGGTATTGCGGTGGTCCTCAATCATATCTATGTTAATAGTGATGGCCAGGATATCAGTGTTATAGAAACCACGCTCTCCCTGGATAGTCATACCCTGAGTAACGCTAGTACTAATTACAGGCACCTTAATAGGGCCAACCCATCTACGACCGCCTTGGTTATCTCCTACGTCATATATAGGGTCTACTTCGCTACTAACTTGGTCATAAAACCACCAGTCGATAACGTTACCTACGGTGTTTACCATTTCTTTTGTGGTACCGCTAATGAAGGAGTCACGTTCATGGTCTATCGTAAAACGCCCTTGACGATTTTCTCCTCGCATTGTTACTCCTTTTCTGATGGGGGAATAAATTCCCCAGTTTCTTCATTGAAAGTGGTTCCCATAAGAGCACCTAAGTTTTGAATTTCACTTACGTCTACAATTACAGGGCTGCTTAAAAATATAGCTCCTAAACGATGATCAGTGTGAAGAACCTCAACTACTTCTCCATCAATAATAAAGGCAAGCTTTACTGGAGGGATAGGGTCTTCTTCTATGATAATTGGTAGTTCTTCTATGGGTAGTACGTTCTGCTCTTCGCTCATGGTTGTAGTGTTTCCTTTTCGTTTAGTACGCCGTCTTTGTATGTAACTTCTATAGCATTCCACTTACCTAGAGGACACCAGGCATTTGGAAGTTTTGTCTTTAGATGCATAAAACATCCGCATTCTTGACATATGTTAGTAACCTTAGTAAGTTTAGGGCATGCTTGGCAGATAGCAAATCTTTCTTCAGCAATTTCTGTTTCAACTCGCCCAATATTTTTGTTAAATAGGTCCCAAGGTCTAGCGGGACGATCTTGTGTACTCATGGTGCTCCTAAATAGTTACAGAGAAATTATCAACCGTAGAACCTTGTCCATAGGCACTAGGTGCTTTAATTATACCATGGGCTGTTCCCTTAACAGGACTTGTTGCTGTGTACGAGATCGCGGACCCCAGAGTAATAGTAAGCCCTGTGTCTGAGTAGGCTTGCGCAACTATATCGTTTCCAGAGGTGGTCACCTTGATCGCAACCGCTGCAGAGGTTAAAGAGATGTCTCCAGTAGCTGTGCTAACTGTGCCGCCCACAGACTTAATAAGTCGTAGGTTATATCCATAAGTAGTGGTTGTAAGGTTTGACGCAGAGGTTCTAGTGTAGGTTGTGTTGGTTCTCCTCTC